GTCGTCGGCCGATAGACAGCATCAGCAGCACACCAACTAAAACAATGAACCCTATGGGAACCCATTTATACACGTCGAAACGTTCTTCTTCCACGCGTATTTCTGGCTCCTCCGGCGATGACACGACAGAAACCGGCACCCTTGGGAGGTGTTCCAAACGGTCCGTGGAACACTTTATTTTAAATTTAAGCGAATGTTCCCTGTTCCTGAAATCGTAGGGCACCAGGCGTCCCTGAGACATGTAGAAGAAGTCCACGCGAAGGGTGTCCATGACTTTTTGCGGACCCGCGTGGAACTCGTGCACGATGGGGTCGTCGGCGCTCGTGAAATTCACGTAATCCCCGTCGCCGACGTGCATCTTCCCGGTGTAAAACGGCGTGCCACAGTACACGTCTTTCGTGAATTCGTCCGAACCCGTCGAGAGACGCACGTACAACGCCGTGGGTCCCGAGAGGTCGACGGAACCAGACGTAAGTTCGTACGTCGCGTTCGAGGACGCGTCGGAGGCGGGGAAACCGAGCACCTGGTGTGGGGTGGTGAGGTCCGTGACGTTGCTCTCGAAGCCATTCGTACCCGACCCGAACTGAAAGGTGAAGTGTCCACCGCTCACCGCCGTGTTCGCAAAGTAGAGGGAATCGGTGAGCTCGACGTAGCTGACCGTGTCTACGTTCGACGTCGGCGGAGCCAGAGCGGTCTGCAAGGCGTCGGCGAGGACCACGGCGTTGGCGTACGCTCTCGAGGGGAGGGCCACGTCCACGCCGTCCACTGTGAAGGTTTTGTTCGTGTCATCGATGAGATGACGAGACACGGGCACGCGCGCGGACACGAGTTCGATGCGCTCGACGTCGTACACGGGATTTTCCAGCGAGAGGACGTAGCTGTTGGCGTAGGCGTGGACCGAAGGGTCGCGCTGACTACTGTCAACATCTAAGGTGTAGACCTTCATTAAAATTAAGGTACATAATTTTAATGAGTGTTTTTTATCAATGTTTCATTTTTAGCAAAAGTTCTGAGTGAACGGGTTATTGGCCAACTGGCGCTTCGTGGTGTTCAAACTCTCGGCCGTGGCGTACGGGTTCTCTTGACCCTTGTACGCGTTCAATTTGTGGTAATCCGCGTTCTTGTATTGCTGCATCCATCCACCGGCCACCGGGTTCACGCGACCGTCCACGCGCGTGGTGTCCGAACGCACGCTGGTGAGCCTGCCACCCTGCTTCAAGGCGCTCTCGCGGACGTTCATGCGCCCCGGATTGCCTATGCGGTTCGCCTGGCCTCTCTTATCCTCCGGCCTGAACCCATACTCCATGAGCGTGTTGTTGTCCCTGGCCTGCGACGCCTTCACCGCCGCGGAGTTCACGTACGCGCCGTGGAAACTGTGAATGCCCGGCTGTGCGCGGTCGTTGAAATGGAACTGCGCCCCCGTGAGGTCGCTCTTGTTCCTGGTGGGTTCTTGGGCGATGGTCATCGCCGACGTGAACCTCTTCGGCGCCGACACTTCTAAACCATCGGTGCGAAGCCCGGTCTCGGACCGGTTCGTCGTGCGTTTCGTGCGTTCGTGCTCTTGTCTCGGGGTTATGGCGCTCATGCCTTGGGCCCGACCGCGCGCGGTGGGGAGGCGTTCTAAAAGTTCCGTCGTGCGTTCGGGGCGGTTCTTCGCGACGTCGCCGACGACGCCTCGACGACCACCCATCGTGTCCGCGCCGTGATTCGTGCGTCCCACAAGTTGGGTGAGTTTGTATTCACCCACGTTCGTCGGCATGACTCGGTATTGCTGGTGGAAACCACCGGCCGCGGGGACTTCGGGGGCTAAACCCAGGCCCGGGCCGACCAACTGCTTTTCGATCGGCGAAAGATTATTCATCGTGCCCTGGTCGTAGAGTCGGTTGCGCATATCAAGGATTTCGCCGCCTGACGTCCTTCGCTGCGGTGCGATGTCTCCGAAACTCGGCACTTCAACTTTACCCTCGTTGTATGGCGTGAAATCCTCGTCCACGACTCGCGGCGATGAGGTCTGCTCTGCCACGAGCGTCGGCGTCGGTGTCGGCGTCGGCGTCGGCGTCGGCGTCGGTGAGCTCAACACCTTTCCCGCGTACACCAAAGCGGCGACGGCTGCGATTGAAATGGGGTCTGCCATTCTTACTGATTACTAATATTTTTTATTTCTTGCTTCCGTATCGCTGCTGGAACAATTCGTTTTGAGCATCCGCGCGGGTGCTGCTCGGTTCGAAATTCATGGTACGCACCGGCAATTTGCACGTCATGTCGTTCAAAGGGTGCAGATTTCGTTCGTACGTGCGCACCAAAGGCTTGTTGAAACGTGACGTGCTCTGAGGACGCAACTGGTCGGACGTGTCGATGTACTCCGCCGGCGACCCCTTGCCCGCCATGAGTGGGGCGGTGCCGTAGAGCATGGTGTTCGGTCGCCCCTCGTACACCGTGTTCAAGGTACTCGGCTGAGGGTACACGAACACGTCGTCCGTGGCGCGTCGCGCCGGGAGGGCCCCCTTGTTGTCGACGATAGTGAGACCGGGTTGAAGCTGGTAAGCCATTATTAATGTAAGTGGAGATTTTTTAATTATCGTCGTCGGTCTCCGTCGGAATCAATTCCAGCGAACGCCTCGAGCTGTACCCCGCGCGCGTTGGGGTCGCACGCGAACGTGTCCCCGGACTTGCACATCGCGCCTAACTTCGGACCGTACAGCCACTCCGCGTACGCCGTCTGGTCTCCTGGGATTTCAGTGACCGGCATGGTCACGAACTGGCGGTCCGCGGCGCGACGACGGTACTCCGGGTGCGTCGTGCGTGAACGACCACTGTCATAGAGCGCACCGTTGGTTGGATACTTCACACTGCCGAACGCGCACGCCGACGGGCGTGCGGGGCTGTCGGTGTAATCGGTCATGAGCACGTTCGCCATCGGGTTGTCCTTCGTGGGCATCTGACACCCCTCTGGGTACGGGCTGTTTCCAGTCTTCACCATGTTCGAGCGGTACATCACGACGAGGACACCGAGGACGGTGGCGCCGAGAACGAAAATGCGCGGGTCGCGGCGAATCAGGTAGATGACGCACGTGGCGTAGATGATGAATCGAGACGTCGCATTCACGCGTTCGGCTGGGGACTGGTCGTTCGTGGGCCAAAATTTTAAAACCGCGTCGGAACGAATGAGCTCTTTGAAATCTTCAAACCAGGGTTTCATTTAATATAACAAAAGGTTTATTTTTTCAACAGACCACCTAACATGTTCATCAACGCCCCCTGGTCGATGCCACCCCCTTCGGTCTGCATCTTCGACGCCGCGTCGTGCGCCAACCCCTCGATGGCCTTCAACGTGTCCGCGGGGATGCTCGTGATCGTGACCCCGAGCATGTACAGCGTTTGCAAGTACTGGAAGATGGCGTTCCGCGTGCCTTCGCTCGCGCTGGACCAGTTGGCCTTCATGTTGAGGTCTTTCAAGAAACCGATGTCCTCGTCGAGGAGGGTTTCGTCGCGCGCGCTGATGCGTTCGGCGTACGGACCTATGCCGGCCATGTACGTCTCAACAATCTTTCGTGGGTTACTCTTTCGGAGCAGGTCGAATGACGTCTCGAACTTCTTAATCCCTTTCTCCTCGGGGAACGCCTTTCCCAGTTCACCCAGGAAGTTCGTCATCATCTCATTGAACGCCGAAACAGAAGCCATTTTTGTGTAATAATATTATAAAATCTTTAAGCGATTCTAAAAAGGGTCCGTGGAAATGGTCTCACGTTGTCCGAGACCATTGGACACGATGAAGTAAATCAAAATCGCGTTGAGCGCCGCGGGTTTCGTGTACTGCGCCAATTGCAACTTCCCCTCGTTGTTGAGCTGTGCCTTGAGGTGAATGTACCCCGCCGTGATGCCTGCGCCGATGAGGGCGGCACTGAACGGGTCTCGGAGGTAATCACTGAATTCCATACATTAGACACAGGTTTTCTTTTTATATATCAGCGTCGACGGTCCGGGGCGTCGCCGAACAGGACGTCGTCCTCATCGTCATCGTCCTGAGCGGCGACGTTAGGAATAGTCTTGAATTCGTTCTCCAAACCCGTGGGCGCCGGTGCAGCCTCCTCGGCCATGGGCTCGACCGTGGG